TACTACCTCGTAGCTGTCCTACATCCTCTTATCGTGTCTTACAAGCTATTATACCACGCTTGCGGTAACAGGTAAGACAAAGTCACTCAGGCCTGCCTGTAAGACGTTCACATTCAACGTGGGCTTGTCGCTGTCACTTCCTATCCCGAAGATTGTCTTACCAGCGTTTGCCAAGTCCACCATCTTCCTACTAGCCTCCAGCGCACTCATGTTGTCCAACTCTGTAAGACAAGAGGCGGCGTTGGATAAACCGATTGCCATCGATGAGTGAAAAGCCTTCTTTCGCTCATCTAAAGAACTCAACAAAGCATCCGAAGTGTGACAAGTAGTGACAGCGTCACGATGTCCGTTCTCTCTTTTAATCTCCTGAATCTCCTCAGCCTTTTTAATCAGCTTCAGAGCATTTGATGAAGTCTCCCATTGTTGACGCTTTGCCCATTGCCTGACTGTAGCTGGTTTCAGCCCGTGAAGCTTTGCCGTCTCTGTAAGACAGCCTGTTGCTAGGTATGTTGCCCTGACTTGTTTCTTGTCAACTGTGAGAGGGGAAGGCATGTGTAAGACGTAAGAAAACAAACGTGTGACAATGAAACTAGATCAAGTGACAGAGAAAAGGCAAGAATTTTGTTGGGAATTATTTTTCAAATCGTGATTTTTTTTCTTGGAATGCTCGTGGAATCTGAGATTCTTTTCTTGTGAGCAACGCCACAACAACAACAACAACAAAAAACAACATGAAAAACACTACGAACAACGAAATTGAAGAGCAGGGTTACGAGGTAGACGACTACTATGCCGAAATGGGTTTCACCGATTCCGACCTCTATTATAGGAGGCAGGAATGGGACAGACTACGGCATGAACAAAAGACCCCACCTGCAAAAAGATTCTTCAGCCTCACCGAATGCGGCCTCTAATCACCAACAACCAACCACAACATACACCCTACGACCTATGCACACTTACACTTGCCAAGGAGATATCAGAGACGCTTTTTGGGATGCTTTCCCTGACCATTGGGAAAACGAGAAGAAGCGAAAAAGCATCACCAAGGGACACAACGCAAAAACCGCAGAATGCCTATATGATTTTTGCAATTTTATCGACCAACTAGAAAGAAATGGGGGAATCTCTGAAGCACTCGCCCAAAATGTCACCCCATAAATCGATGAAAAACCTACTTCATAACATCGCCGGAATTCTTTTCCTTGAAGCAATAATTTTGGCAATTTTCTTTGCCATTTTTTGGAATTAGTAGCAACAAAAAACACAACAAACCACATATGAGCAAACACACAGAACAAAAGAGGGATTGCAGGATCAAGGCCGCTCGCATCATGGCTGAATGCCATTATGGCCACGCCGTCATCTTTGAAGGCTCTTACAATCATGCTACGCATGGTTATGAAGTATTTGTTTTTAGCAACAAGGAAAACATTTCGGGAAGTGTTAAAATTGGATTGCCAGAACTAATTGACGTATAAAAACACAACAAAAAACACAACAAAGCATATGAAAATCACAATGAGAGACTTAGAGGGTGCCGTGAAAAGGCTAAATGCGCTAGTGAAGGCAAATCCTGAGCCCTACACCAAAAGCGGAGAAGTGCCAAATCAAACGTATTCAGCCAATGTAGGCACCTATTTTATCAGCGGTGCCTATGGAGGGCACAAGTTGGAAAGGATGGCAACGTCAGGCGGTGGAACGTGCGATCCTTTGCGAAGCGGTTTCACCACTAAAAAGGATCTTTATAGCCTTATTTGGGCGTATATTTATGGAATAGAAGAGGGCGAATTTCAGGCAACAAAGAGATACAATGAGACGGGAAAAGCAAACTAGAAACACAACAAAAAACACAACAAAAAAATGACAACTAAACTACTATCAATTGACACTAATGCCAAGACTGTCAAGGGACAAGCTAAGGGATTTTTGACAGGCATTTTGTATCTAGCACCAAGTGACGCAAGCGGCCTGACCAATACCTGCAAATGGGCGTCTAAAGGGTGCCGCATGGCTTGCCTTTATTCTGCGGGCCGTGGCAAGTTCAATAGCGTTAAACAAGCGAGGATAAGAAAAACGATTGATTTCGTGCAAAATCAGGCCGCTTTTTTGCTTCAATTATCAAAGGATATTGACGCCCTAAAAAAGAAGGCTGACAAGCTAGGCTTGATTCCATGCGTTCGCTTAAATGGCACGAGCGATATCAATTGGCATGATATTAAGATGGGAGATTATGAGTCAATTTTCCATGCTCATCCTGACATTAGCTTTTATGATTACACGAAAAATATCGGGAAGGTGCAATTTCTTTCACGAAATCCTATTGCTAATTATCACCTGACATTCTCACGAAGTGAAAGCAACAATGAAGCTTGCAATGCCGCTCTGTCAGCTGGCGTGAACGTGGCCGCTGTATTCAAGGAGATTCCCGAAAGGTGGCAGGGTTTTCCTGTCATTAACGGCGATGAGAATGACCTCCGTTTTCTTGATCCTTCAGGCGTGATAGTGGGACTGAAGGCAAAGGGCGACGCAAAGAAAGACACATCCGGATTTGTTATATGAGTGAATTCAAAGAAATAGATAAAATGCTTTCCCCTGCCCTTGTTAAGGGTGGCAAGGTGGCAAGGCATGAACTGGCAAGGCAATTTTGGAAAAATCGACACAATAGAGCTTGCCTAATTTTCATCAAAAAACTGTCTTCATGGACAGGCTACCCTGTTAAATAATATGATAGCAGAAATAGCTCTGTTTCTTGGATTGTTTCCCCTCGCCCTGTTCCTATGGGAATTGGCACGGGGAAGATAAATCCCAAACAGTCCAAGCCCCTCCCCTAATCGGGAGGGGCTTTTTTGTGCCCTTGTCCTATCCCCTCCCAAAATCGCAACGCGCAAGGATGGCCTATAAATCACTTTGATTTTCCGTGCGACATTCTATCAGCCAACAATTCCCGACGATTCCACGGCCTTTTATGCCTTGTCTTACAGCCTTATACAAACGCTTGCAATTGCTTACAATGTGGTTTGTCAGACAAGTGCTAACTTTGAAGGACGTAAGACAATTGCTAACGATTGCTAACTTTTACGCACATTGTGGTTTGTAAGACGAATGCTAACAATTACACACATTGCTGGACGATGCCGCCGCCGCTGGGTTCCGTCGGGCGATTTCCCGTCGGGCGATTCCGTCGGGCGATTCCGTCGGGCGTTATAGCAGGTTGTCAATCTCGTGGTGCTTGGCTGACTGTAGGACAAACTCCCTCACCATGTGCAGGGTGATGGGATCTCCGCTTTTCAGTTGACCAGAATCGTGCTTGTCGCTCAATCGGATCTCTGCCAGCAAGCCCTTGATCACCTCTAGGATGTCAATGGATTTGAATGCCACCTCGTGTTCAAAGGATTCCAATCCGTCAAACTCTATTTTGTATTTCATGGATTGAGTCTTTCTATTTCCTGCTCCAGTTTTTTGATAAGTCGATCACGGATGTCGATCTCGTTGGAGAAGTATAACGCACGATCAATTGCCTCTAGCCTCTCACGTTCTGCAATGGCTAGATCGTTCTCAAGACGCTCTGCGTATTCTGATCTTACCCATTTTCCGAATAGTGTTTTCATTTGATGCGTTCAGTTAATATGTCAAGTGCCCGATTGATTCTATCGTTGAGGATTACAATTTTGTCTCCGTAATATACGTTGCCATCAAGGCAAGCATTCTTCTCGGATCGTAATGCCGCAACCTGTTTTTTAAGCACCAAGACCTCAGCCCCTAACTTTGCGACCTCGGCCTGTGATGCGGCGAGTTCTCGTTCAAGTTGTCTGGCGTGAACGATTGAGACGCAATTCTCCCTTTCTGCTGAGTCCCAATAGGATTTAGCGGCATCCGTGCGCGGTGTGTCGTTCTGCTCCATCCATCCATCTTTGGATGAACCATGTTGGTATTTTGGGTCGGTCATTTGATGTTCAGGTGCTTGGTCTTCGCTTCCTGCATCCGCTTGTAATCTAGTCTGGCTAGGCAGAGGGCTTGCTTCTCAATGCAGTCCCTCCTATAGGATTCAAACTTCTCTACAGGCACCCACCGCTGACGCTTCTCGCCAGTCTTTTTAGATAGCTCTGCCTGATAAGCCCAGAACCTCTTTGTCCCACATGGTGAGAGATCACCCCTCTTTAGTTTGGTTGTTTCCATTTTTGTTAGAGTAGAATTTATAGTTGTTGTATGTTGTTTGCTCATTCGGGTTGATGCCCCTACGTTCCCAAAACTTATCAATTGCTCGTGAAACAATAGACGACAATGCGTATTCACTACCTCCCAACCCATCTGTTGATTGAGAGATACGCAATACATTGCCATTCATTTTGGACTGGCAATCATTCATGCCAGCTTTGCGATAGCTTTCTCCACCCTGTTTAGTAGGTTGCCTTCCTCGTCAACATAGCCGTCCGTGTTTGCGGCAACAAGCTTCAATGTGATGTAGCACTCGCCCAATAGCTGGAACATTTCAGGAGCGAGCGAGAACAGCTTTGAGAATTTCAATGCCTCCGCTGGTGCGATTGATTCGTCGATTGTCAGGACAACTCGTCCGTTATAATCCAGAACTGTGTCTGCGTCCGCTCGTAGAGGGAACTGCATTGGAACCCTGACGCTATCCTCGTCAACTCCTGCTGGGATGATGATGCTCATATTTGTGTTTGTTTGTTAGTTGATTTTTCCGTGCCATGCCTTTTGCGTCTGGATCAAACGACTCTGCATTTTCTTGATGCGTGATCGAAACCCTCGCTCCCATTCAGCAAACTCCGTTGGGCTTGTCTTGGATGTAAGACGATAACCCTTGTCGCTACCAATGATTTTACCATCGCTGGCTTCAGCGATAAAGCGGCAGGTTCTGGGGCAATAGCCGAGGCTATCCCGAATGTCGCTTGCTGTGGCGATTTTATGCTTTCGCAGGTATGCCATGAGAAATGGCAGTTCCTTGATTGACTTCCGTTTCTTTACGATCAGTTCTTTTTGCATGATGTTGGTTTGGTGGTTAGTTGAGTGGAGTGTTCTGCAATGTTGCGTCTGCGATGTCTGACAGTTGTTTGGTTTTTCCGTAGGTGTTGCAACGCTTGAGTTCGTCAATGACGGAAACAAGGTGGTTAATGATTGCCTTCTGGTCAATGATTTTATCTTCCATGAGGCGAAGCCGTAGCTCGTAACGATCAAGCTCGTGAGAATCAATCTTCAATGTCATCTTCTTGTCGGGCGGCGATTTCCTGCTTGGTGATGTCAATCGCTATATTGTAAAAATACAGATTGAACTTTTCTTGGTTCTCCCTAAAGAGGAGTGCTAGTTCCCGAAGTTGCTTTTGTCTTACGAAGTTTCCGTAGAACAAAAGCCCAAGGACGTATGAGGCGACGAGGCCGATTGACCCAGTTACAATTACGAGGATGTTCATAGTTCTTCGCTTAGGCGTTCGATGTCGTACTCCAAGCTGGCGATTTCATCCTCGATAACGGCTTGACGATCATCGTCGGCTGTTGCCATTTCCCTCTCAAGCTCCCTGATCTCGCACTCCTTGTCTGCGATGATTCGTAGCGTTGTGTTGCGGTCGTCTGTGTCGTGAATGCTCATTTTACAACCTCCACTTTGATTTCGATTGGCTCCTGCCTTTTCGAGAACAGGTCTTTGTACATTTCGTACACCATCACATCACTAGCCTCTACATTCCTGCGTGGAGACTCCACGGAGAGAACACGAGTCCTGAATGGGACGGCTTCGTTGCATGGTACTGGAACCTCATAGGCTCCAGCGGTTCCGATCATTGCCGCAACTGCGGCGGCATATGACATTTTGTAGTATTGTGTGTCTTTCATTTTAATCACGGAGGTTGTTCCGCTTGAAGCCATCCTTTCAGATTTTTTATTCCACGCAAGATTTTTTTTCAAAAAATTTCATCGCCTCTTCAGCCGCATGGATACTTGATCCGCAGTCATGTCAACAAAAAAATTCCCCCCAACACCTGCTGACAATCAGGCATTGAGGGGATTCTTATCGGGAGTGGTTCAACCCCCACTACCGCTTAAAATGGGATGTCTTCGTCCCGATCCTTCGGGGCGAAGCCGTTGCTCTTATCCTTGTTGTGTGAGTCAAGCCCTTTCTTGAAAGGCTCCTTGATTGATCCAGAGATGAACGAGCCGCCCCGCTTGTCCACCTTGTTCCATGCGCTCATCTCCCACTCCTTACCGTCAATGGTGATGGTGCCATTCCAGTTCGGAGCCTTGGGGTTGACGTTGTCTTTTGTGAAGAGGACAAACCTCTTTTCGTTATCGTATTGCATTATGTTTTATTTTATTTGTTACTTCTCGTCAAAGCGCATATAGCTTTCACGAAAGGCTAGAGGAATGCTAGCACGACCGCAAGCTCGTGCAAGCTTTATGTTCAGGTACCAGTTACCCTGATCGTCACGTTCGATGACCAGAAATAGATCGCAGTCATGTTCGATTGCCCTTGACTCACGGCTGGCACCCTCCGCATTGAGTTGCGTCAAGGCGATGATGGTAATGCCTAGCTCCTTGGCTAGTTGCTTGAGCGTTCTGGAGGCCTCTGCAACTTGCCGCTCCCTGCTGTCCTTGCGGTCGGTAGGGGAAAGCAACTGAATGTAATCCACGACGATGATGCGTGTTTTATGAACGGCACACATACGACGCATTGCGGCTCGCAGTTGAAGAGGATTCACATCTCCCTCATCCCGAATGTAGATTGGCAGAAGGGAGGCTTGATGAGCGGCCCTACCAATGTTGCCGATGTCGTGCGCTGTTGGAGCCTTGGATAGAACGCTCACATCGACTCCTCCGTAGGAGGAAACGAAACGATCAAACAACTCGCCGCTACTCATCTCAAGGCTGATAAAGCCAACAGGATGTCCAGCATTAGCGGCACGGGTAGCCATATTGACTGCCATGCTGGTCTTGCCTCCCTTGGTTGCCGCCCCGATAACGATCAGTTGCCCCTCCCTGAATCCACCCGTCAAATCGTCAAGCGGCTTGAAGCCAGTAGTGACTCCAATCAGCTTCCCCTTGTTTTTATAAATCTCCTCATAGGCAGAGATTCGTGCAAGAGCAACTTCCTTCAGCGACTCAATCCTTCCCTTGCTCTCTGCATCGGCGGCTACTGCAACCAATGCTTTCTGGACAACCTCGCTCAATTCTCCTGCCTCGGCTGGATTCTGTGCGGAAGCGATGATCCGTTCTGCGGCACTAACGGCAAGTCTCCTCGTGTGGTTCTGGCGCAGGATCTCTAGGTACTCACGCCAGTTGCTCGTCACGGCTGGCGACATGAAGCACTCGGTAATGAATGCCGCCCCGCCAGAAAGCTCAAGCGTTCCGGCGTTCGACATCAAGTCAGTTAGCGTGACCAGATCGCAATCCTTGCCTTCCTTCCAAAGCTCCAAGGCAGACTCAAAGATCCGCTTGTGAGCAGGGTGATGGAATAGCTTTGGCGATGCGTAATCAGCCGCCTCGTTGAGAATGCTGATGTTCTGAATGGCGCAGGAAAGGAAAGCCCTCTCTGCATCTAGGTTTGCTGGTGTTGTCATAGTGACCATGAGTCTTCTCCGTCTAAATCTTGCCCGATAATGGTTGCTGAAAATCCAAGGTGCTTCAGCAAACCAATAAGCCTGTTATGTTCGCATGGGCCAGATGCCACCATCACTCCGTCAACAAAGATGGTGTCGCCCGATTCGGTGCAACAGCCATCGCCGCATTCATGGTAGTATGGCTTTATGGTTATGGTGATATTTTTCATTTCTTCTTCCTCCCCCTTGGCTTTGGCTCAGGCTTTGCGGCTTGCATGGCCCAATACAAGTCAACTTGCTTTTGGAAGACAAGCCATTCTTTTGAAAGATCATCCTTCCAGACAACCTCAAAGTCCCCCTCCTCCTGCTTGCCAATGCGAACGATGGCGTGAGACTTGATCTGGTTGGTTTTGCAAGAGCATGGTTCACCCATCGCCACATACTCCGCAACTGGCTGATTGCAGTTCCACAATTGTGCATACCCTGCACATTGCCGCCAGTACGACTCGCTGATCTTCTTGCTGGTCTTGAAGTCTATCAAGACATGATGACCATTATCTTTATGGGCAATCAGATCAATCGTGCCTCCGTAGCGATGCTCTTCGCTCACAAGTTGAATCTCCGTGGCAACTTTCTCTAAATGCTGTTCGTCCCACCAATCCACAAACTTGTTGTAGCACATCAAAGCCTTGTCGATCAACTCCGTCTCGTAATCTTCAAGGTCACAAACAAATCCGTTCAAAAAAGCCTCAATCATAAAGTGGGATAGGGTTCCCACATCACAAGCCTCTTGAACAACTTTTCTATAATCCTTGCCTTCTTTTCCAAGTCGGTGCGCCCATGCAATCAATGCGGCTGGATCATCACCAATTTTTGATATTGTTGAACCACCTGCAACTTGAGTTCCATCTGCCAAAAAATATTTCTGGTGAGGTTGGTTTCTAATTAGTTTTATCTTTTCCATGTTTTTTCATTTTGGTTGTTCTGAATCCACGACGATTCATTTCTTGAATCATTTCTTCATCAGAAAAGTTTTCAATTTTTTTTAATGAGCGATTGTTTACTTGTTGTTTTGATGTCGCCCATTGAACATTATCTGGTTGATAGCCCTTATTATTATTGATTCTATCCAGCGAATGATTCGGCGTTGGCTTCAATCCAACATAATCTATAAATCTTATAAATCCACCTTTGCCAACCCATCCACGACAAACCCTAATTCCTCTATCATAATAATCTTTTTTTTGCTTGCTGGATTTACTGCACCTAGATTGCATTGCTTGCCATGCCCTGTATTCTGATGTTTTGCTCAATCCGTGCGTTGCCCTAGATTTTAATTCTTCCAGCTTTAAGCATCCACAGCTTTTTACGGCCCCTCTTCGCAATAGTCTGGTGCTTGCTATTTTTGTGTTTCCGCAAGAACAAAGACAGACCCATTCAATTTCCTTTGAGAAATCAAAAGACTTTCTTTGCACAACCAGTCTCCCAAATGATTGACCAGTCAAATCTATTGCCTTCATATTGGAACATTAAGACATAATGGAATTTAAGTCAATGTGCAAATGTTCCATCGGCTAGATGGTATTTTTGATGAGGCGCATTACGCACCAGTTTTGTTTTTTCCATAGTGTTAAGCCTTATCTGCCGTTATTGCGCTAACTCGCATGATCAGTTCATGGGTCTCCGCAGTAGTGTATCGATTCATCCTTTTGCAATGATCCTCAAAGAAATCAGAGTATCTATACAGGAATGATCCGATCAGATCCAGATCGTAACAATCAAGCGGATTCGGTTTTGGTGTTTTTGCTTTTGGGCGTTTCATGCCCTACCGATAGTCAGCCTCAATCTCATGGTCAAGCGCATATTTTTCCCACTCCTCAGAATTTTGCTCTTGACTTCCAGAGGCATCACCAATGCCGTTTTGCGCCACAAATAATTCAGCCAGCAGGGCAAGGGCATCCGCTCTGTCTGGGGAGTTACCCTTCGTGCGCTTCTTCAAATCCTTCTTGCTCTCAAGCAATGTGCGTTCGTTCTTGAGCGTGTAGATGCGAGCGCAAAGCTCCCTTGCTGTCTGATCATCAAGACCCCTCAACCTGCCGCCCATCACGATCACCTTGATCTGACCCCAAAGTTGCGTCACCCGATTGGCGTAGACTTGCTTTGCAGGACGATTGTCCTCCACGGATATTGGCGCATCCGTAGCCGCCCCCCCGAAGCTCACTCGCACAAACCCAGACTGCCACCGCTGAGAGATGATGTCGGCAATGCCAGCACCAGCACCAGTTGCGTCAAGAGCAAAGTCTTCTGGCTTCACGTTCCTCGCCTTCAGTTCATTGATCGTCTGGTCTGCCACTTGGTAGAACAGCGGATAGTTGGGATCGTCTTGCAAATTGAGACGTACCGTGTCGGTGAGAAGCATGGTCAGGTTCCCGTCATCAGCCTTCCCCACCTTGGCAAAGCGCAGGATGCAATCATCTCCCTCCGTGGTGAACGCTGGGTCAAGCCCTGCGATAGTCTTCACTCCACCACCCTGCCAGATCACTCCCTCCCTTGCCTGACCATCCGTAATCATTGCGGAATCAAGCATTGTGTTCCTTGCTCCCGAACGAGACCACATCCCTCTGCAATAGCTATTCCACTCAAGGCTACCCTCCCCGAAGTTCTTCTTGATGGTGTCAATGTTCTCCTGACCAAATAGGTATGGGTAGATGAGTCTTCCAGCCTTGACGTTCGGTGATTTAAGACCATCAAACCTCACGCATACACCAGACTTCGTTTCCCAATGCTCGTCACCATCCTGAATGCTTCCCCAGCCCATGCGAGGCTCGCAGAACAATCCATGCGGATCGAACATGGAAGAGGCGTTGGCAATGGCAATGAAGTGATAGAAGTCTGTTCCAACTTGAAGGTTAGCCCTAGCGGAGAACACGGCTGGATTTGTCTGTGCGGCTTCGTCCACCATGATTACCATGCGAGGCAAGTGGACACCCTGCAACTTACCAACAGCCTGCTCAACGGCTCCAGAGTCCACGGCAAGGGCAATGATGCTACTGCGATCATCCCCCCTCTGCGACTGGATCTTCGTTTGCGAATCCACAACATTCAACCCAAACAGCGGAACCGCAGGACGAACGAAGCGCATCATTTCCGACCAGATACGACCACGCAGGGAGGGAACTGTGGTGGAGGTGAGGGCAACACGAGTCGCCATTGGCTTCGCTAGGTATTCAACAAGCGACAGCAATGTGAACGTGAACGTCTTTCCAGCCGCCGCACACCCAGTAACTCCTATCTCGCTGTGATTAGTCCAAGCCCAAAGAGCCAACTCGTTCCAGTCATTCCAACTCTTGATCACATCGGGCCATAACATATGCACAACGTGCTTGATATGTTGCCCTCTGGAGATGCCAGAGATCCTAGACGGATCAGCATCACCCACCATTAGCAACTCAATCTCAAGTTGCGAAATGTTTGGGTGCTTGCTGAAATC